TGACCGCCCGGATATCGGTGAGAGAGCTGCCAGCATCGGCGTCCATCGACGCATTTAGAAAGGTGACGTTGCCGCTAGAGGAGACGCCCGTCTTGAAACGGGCGTACATGCTGGCGGCCCACCAGTGCCGGAAAGTCTGAGCATCGACGCCGTTTCCATACTCGCCACGCATATCGCTGATCAAAACGTCATTCCAGCTCGACTTGTTGATCGAGTCGAAAATGAGCTGCTGCATTAGGATCTGTCCAGATCCGTCTGTGCAGTAGGAGAAGCCTGAGTCATCGGTGCCGAGCGCGAAGCGGGTCTGGTTGGCCGTCCACGTCGAGTTGACGATGTTCATCGTCGGGTTGATGGCATTTGAGTACCAGTTCTGGACGTTGTTCGTTGCGTCCGGCAGGGAAAGAGCTTGGTTGGCCCGCACACCCTGGAAGGTGTTGTCGTAGAGCCAGCCGAAGTTGCTGGTGACCAGGGCTCCAGTATTATCAAAGCCGGCGAAAGCGTTGTTAGAGCCGGTGACCGCCGTCCCGCCAGGAGCCCAGTAGAGGGCGCCGGCGCCGTCGTTGTGGAGGACGTCGGCAGCCGCTCCTTGAGTATTGGGGAAGAGGGTCGGGACTCCGCGCATCTCGGACAGGCCGTTGCTGTCCCACTTGGAGCCGATAGAGCTGTTGCCGTACTGGTAAATGACCCCATCGCTGGGCGAGGTAAATCCGGTGTCGTTGCCAGTCTCGCCGAAAAGATATCCGCCGGTCGTGAAGTCCGCCGACTCAGTCATCTGTGTTGGGCCGTTGAACTGGGCGCCAGTGAAGTAGGCGTAGTTCGGCGTCGTGTTGCCGATGACCGCAGGGGCGTCCAGAGGTACTGCGCCCCAGGCGAGGGCGCCCGCGCCGTTGTTGATGAGCACGTCGGCAGAAGCCCCCTGCGAGCCAGGGAAGGTGATCGCCACGCCGTTGATCTCGGTCGGGCCAGTACCACCCCACTTGGAGCCGATGGCGCCGTTGCCGTACTGATGCATGACGCCGTCGCTTGGAGATGTCCAGCCGGTATCGAAAGACGTCTCATTGAAAAGGTAGCCGGAGTCCGCTGTCGTGCCTTCAGCCATGACGATTCGGCCGTTCATTTGAACGCCAGTAAAGGTCGCCGAGTTCGGCGTCGTCGAGCCGATCGTCCCCGGGTTGGCCCAGTCGGCGGCGGTGTAGAGCACGCCCGATGGCCAGACCCCCGCGGCCTTAGGGCCGAAGATCGTCTCAGTCGCCGTGTTGATGTAGAAGTCGCCGTCGACACCTACCCCGCCCGTCGGATTGACAACGCCGTTCAGGATCGTCTTACCGTTGGTCCCTGCAGGACCCGCGGGGCCGACGACCGGTGTATCAATCGTGCCGTTGGAGTGCATCAGCTTCCAGGTGTCGTCGCCGACGTCCAAATAGAAGTAGGCAAACCCCGATGGAGGAGGTGGAGACGGGGTCGACGACTGAGAGAGCCGGATATAAGTCACAGTCATTTAGGGCTCCGAGATTAGAACGCCGTTGATATCCAAGATCCCGTCTACCGTCAGGACACCGAAGCACGTCATCTGCTTATAGAAGTCGATCGTCACCGTGTTCCCGGCTGCGATGTAGAACCAGCCGCTATGGTGATCGGTCGTGCTGAGAATGCTCTGAATGGTCGTCACGAAAGCTCCTCGACGTTGATGGTCGGCGTCCCTGATGCGCTCTTGGCATAGAGGACGATGGCGTCGGTGATGTCGTATGACCGCTCGCTGCCGGCGGCAATGATGATGCCGTGATAGCCGGCGATCCCGGCGCTGTAGTTGACCTTGATCTCGATGCCGCTAGAGTTCTGCACGGCCAAGGCATTCCGGGCTGACAGGGGGGTCGGCGGTAAGGCTGTCCAGGTCGCAGAGTTTAGCGTTACTTCGGTCACCCTCCCGCCGTTCTTGAGTCCAGCGGGCAAGGCACTGACCGTCCCAGAGATCGATGACGATGGATAGCGGATGTAGGTGACCGTGCTCATACCATCTTCCCCGAGACCGTAGCGTTGAGGGTTCCCGTCCCTGACGTCCTGGCGTAGTTGACCCGGATGTAGCGGGGCGAGAGCTGCGTGATGTCGATGACGATCACCCCTGCGGCACCGCTGGCGACTGGTACTGGCGAGAGGTCGATGCTGCCCCAGTTGACCTCGTCGTGGCTGACCTGGACGTCGAAGGTCCCGGTCGGCGTCCCCGACCACCAGAGGGTGACGCAAATATTGTCGAACCAGGCCATGGCAAAGGAGGCGCTGCTCACCGCCGCCGACATATCGCCGTTGGTGATGATGGGGGCCGGCGGCTGGTTGTCCTTACCCGCCATAGCGCTTGCGCTTCCTAAGACGGCGCACCATCTCCGAGAGGTCGTTGGTCGGCGGGTCCGAGACTTCACCGCCCATGGAGAACTCCTCCTCGAGCGGATCCCTTGCCCGCTCGGCAGGATGGGGAGTCGTGAACTGATAGGCATAGTTGGCGTGGTTCGGCGCGGCGTCCCCGCCTTCGCCCCGCAGCACCTTCATGGCGAGCTCGTCCTCGGTGCGGTTGGCGTCGGGAGAGCCCGACGTGTCCTCCCGCTCGGTGGTCGCCTCCTCTACATCGCTATCCTGCTCGACAGGGCCACCAGCCCACATAGCCCGGCGTTTGCTAGCCTCACGAGCCTTGGAGAGAGCGATGGCCAGCGCCTGGTCGCGCTCCCTGCCGGCGGCGAGCTCGGCCCTGATGTTGTGGCTTATCGTCGGCTTTGAGTAACCATCCTTGAGGGGCATCTCATTCTCCAAACTGGTTGAGCACAATGCGCCCCGCGAGGAGCTTGTGGATGATTTCATACGCAGGCGCCCCCCTCACATAGGAAGGCGTTTGATATTGGTCGTTTAGCAGGAGTGAAATCGCACTCCCCTCATCGGCGTCATAGATCCCCCGCGCCGCCTGAAAGAGGGCATCAAGAGGCGCATCCTTCGCCTGCCGGTTCAGGGCGTCGAGGCAGATGCTGGAGATGCCGCCGCTGATCCGGCCATCCAGGTAGATGCCGACCACCTGGAGGTGCCTCTCGTAGTCCGCCTCCACCGGCAGACACGGATCGGGGAGGATGCTGTAGGACTTCTTTGGACCGCCCAGCTTCTCGATGGCTCTGCCGAGCAGGCCCTGGCCGGTGGGCGAGAGGATCACCCGCGGCTCCGAGAGCGGCTGCCCCATGACCCAGTTGTGGACCTCGCCATACTGGGCAAGACGGATCAGGGCGTCGGCGTCCCGCGCCTCCCAGGTCCCGAGGAGATAGCCGAGCAGCATGTCGTTGCTGATGGTCGAGGCGCTCTCGGTGGGGTAGCACTCGCCGAGCGCCTCAGGGCGCCGATGGATCTCTCCAGGGTTGTATTCCGCCAAGTGCAGATCTATGGCGGCACCTGCGGCCCGCGCCTCGCCGGCCCAGAGCGTCTGGTCGCAGTCATGAGCGTCAGGCCAACCTAATGCGTTTGCATTAGTCTTCAGCTCGAGGAGCCAGCCAGCTTCCTTGGCCTTCAGCTTGTCGACCAGGCCGCTGGACTTCGGGTCCTCCGGCTTGTGGGAGGGCGAACATGCGAGGAGCGTCAGAAGCACCAGGCGTTTCATGCGACCCTCACGCCGGTGATATAGCCCGTAGCGGTGGCGGTCCCCGTTGCGAACGTAGCGCGTGCGACGGTGTAGTAGGTCGTCGCGGCGCTGAGCGTCACCAGAATCGGCGGCGAGTTGATGGTGAAGTCCGACGAACTGCCCGAGCCAAAAGACCCAATGGTCGTGCCCTTTCCGCGACCGCTCGGCAACGCGGTTCCCGACGAGGTGTCGGTGGAGCTCCCAACGGCGACGATGGCCTGGGTCAAGTTGCTGCCGCTTGCCGCGACGTCGGCGCCGCCCCAAATAAGCCATGTGCCCGCCGTGAACGACTTACTGGCTGCCGCCGCGACGTTGGTAGTCGTCAAGGACGGCGCCGACGTCGCGGTATCGCTCAGCACTTCGCCGACATACCCCGCAGCGACGGCGGCGCTGGACGTTCTGCCCCTGACGGCGGTGGCAATGCGACTGAAAAAATCACTCATTAGCGCACCCCGTTGATTCGGATGGCTCCGATGGTCGGGGCCGTACCGCTATATTTTGCTTGCAGAGTCGTTGCGTTGGGTATGTTGAGGCCGAGTGTCTTGAGGTCGATCGAGACGTAGTCCCCAGGATCCAGCGTGTAGGCCGTCGTCGACCCGCTATCGAAGGACACGAGGACGGTCGCATCGGTGCTGTTCCTTGCCGATACGTTCTTCATCGCACCGCCGGCCGTGATGACCGTCGCGAAGCTGGTCGTCAGCGACCCGAAGGCAATGGATCCGTCCTGGAAGACCGCGGTAGAGCCGGCATTCTGATCGACGAGCCATGCGGTCGTGTTCGCCGTGTTCCCCGGCTGCACGGTCCAGGTGCCGCTCTGCGATGCCGGAACCGCCCCCTGGTCGCTGGCAATGACCACTGGCACCGACGAGGCCGAGACCTTGGAGCCGAGCGTGATGGCCGTCCCGGCGTTGTCCTGCAGTTGCGCCTTGACGACGCTGGAGTTGGTCAGGGCGCTGATGGTCACGGTCCCACTGACGGGCTGCGTGACGGCCGACCCGTCCACCTTCAGCGCCGTCATCGAGGCGATACCCTGAACAGTCAGGACGTCTGCCGATGCCGTTCCCGCCGTGCCGAGGGCCGGCTGCTTAGCGGCGGTCGAAGCGCCTGTCGGGAGCGGCAAGCTGGCGGCTGAGACCGCGAAGGTCCCAGTCCCGGCGTTGGCCGTGACCGTTCCCGAGACCGGCTGGGTCGCCTGGAAGAATGTCCCGGTGACGGCCACCGAACCAGCCACGGAAGAGACGGCGACCGTTCCCGAGACTGGCAGCGGGTTTGTCAGCTTGCCGTCTATGGAGTTGAGGGCCGCGATCTCAAGAACCTGATTAGCAGCGGTCGCGCCGCCTACCGGCGCCGGAGTCGTGACGACCGGATAAGAATATGTTTGCGTCATGGCTTAGACTTCCTTTCCGGAGATCCAGCAGCTCAAAGTGCCGGTGCCGCTGGTGCGCGTGTAGACGAGCCGGATGAACTTATCCGGGACCTGATTCATCTCGATCCTGATGTCGTCGGCGGCACCCGAGGCCGTCGGCGTCCCGGAGAGCTCGATCTGCTGCACCAACGTCTGGTCAGGGCTCGCCTGGACGGCAAAGGTCCCCGTCGGCGTCCCGGTGAAGGCGATGTTAAAGACAAGGTTGTCGAGCCAGCCGATATCGGTCCAGGGTCCGGTGACGCTCGCCCCCATCGACTGGCCGGAGAGCAGGTGGACGGGCAGGAGAGCATTTTTTCTAGGCATAAACTCCTCGTGGGCAAAGGGGGCTGTAGGCCCCACACGTTAGGTTCTCGTTGCGACGTTCTCGGCCTGCGTCTTCGTCCTCGATGCCAGGTCCAGCTTGCCAAGCCCCGTCTGGCTCGGCTTGACGCCGTCGCTCCCGCCCTGCTGCTGGGTCGGCGTGGCGTGGCTCGCCTGGTTGGCGGCGATCGCCTGAGGCGTTGCCGACGTCGAGAGCGGGGCGCCGAGGAACTTGCCGATGGCGAGCTTCTGCTGATAGGTCAAATGGGACTTATCCCCAGCCTTATAGTCAGCCAGCTTGCTCGTCACCTCCTGCTTCATCTCGGCCATCAGCGACGGGTAGACGGCGGCGACCGCCTCCTGGGACTCCGGCAGAACCCGGCCCTCTTTGAGCTGGGCCATGACCGTCAGAGGGTCGTGAACCGCCTCATAGTAGCGATCGAAGCGTGTCACCTGCGACGGCGACGGCTGGTAATCCTTGTCGAACGGCAACTGCGGCGAGGACGCCCGCGGCATCTTAGATGCGAGGAACATCGCCCCTCTGATCGCCGTCTGCTGCAGGGCGGCCGTCACGTTCGGCGCTGTCTCGTAGGTGGCCTGCGTCGTCTCGTCGACCTTGTCGAGGAGCGATGCCGGGTTGGCCGTGAAGTTGTTAAGGGTCTTTGTCCGCTTCTCGAACCGCTTTAGCTTCTCTTCGGTCGAGAGCTTGTCGACGAGGATGCCGGTGCCCTTTGTCGCCGCCTTCTCGACAGGCTTGAAGATCGCCGCCGCTCCTTTGGAGACGACGTTAGAGGTCCGCTGGGCCGCTCGCTCGAGCGAGGCTAGGCGCATGCCTAATAGTTCGGGATTTGAGAGCCCTTTAGTCAGATGCCTGACTGCAGACAACGGGTGGAGCCAGTCGGTCAGGGCTCCATGCCCCCCGGGCGCCGCCTGAATGCTGTTCCTGGCTCTCAGGATATCGGCCTCGTTCTTGCCGATGATCCCTTTGAGGCCCTCGGCGTCGACATTCTCGAAGGTGGTGTTGGCGCCCGTCTTCTCGATCTGATCCAGGAGCGCCTTGGACTTGTCGAGGTACTCGTTCATGATGCCGTTGCGCTCGGCGCCACGGAGCCTGTCATTGATGGCATTGACGTAGGTGTTGAACTTCGTCGCCTTCGTCAAGTAGGTATCCGACCCCTTGACGGTCGTCTTCCGCATGAAGGCTTTGCGGAATTCCTTCTGGGCGTCCTTGAACTCCGAGAAGGCGTTGTTGAACTCGGCTTGGCGGGCGCCGGCGGCTCCCCAGACGGCTTCATCCTCGAGCCCCGACTTGACGGCCCGGTAGACCTCGTTCACGAGTTTGCCGGCTTCCCGGTGCTCGAACGATGCCGAGCGGAGCAGGCCGCTCTTGAGCTCGTAGAGTTTGCGCTTGGCGTCGTTCGTCGCCTTGTAGAGGGCCATCGGGTCGTCGGACTCCGCGGCAGCTTCCAGAGCCTCGCCAACACGTCTCAGGTGGGCGCCTGCAGCAGGAGGGTAGAGACCGGGAGTCTCCAGTTCAGTGAGCGTGCCGGCGATCTGGGCACCGTCCCGCTCGACGGCCGCCCGGATAGGAGCCGAGTCGGCCCCACTGAGGAGCGTAGCCATCTCGTCCTGACGCCCGAGGCTCGCCGTCTCTAGGGCGGCTCTGTCCATGACGTCATGATGCTTCTGAAATCCCTCGGCCATCTCGGCCCCCATGACCTCCCGCTCCTCGGGAGTCATGACCTCGGCGGTCGCCCCGCGGGTCAGTCCCTCCTGGAACTCCTCGGGCGTCTTGCCGGTGATCTTGGCGCCGAGCTCGGCGATGATGCCGGGAGTCGTCGGCAACTCTCCGGGGACCTCCTTGCCCGAACCGAAGGCTTGGATGTCCTGGATCCGCCTGATCTGGCGCGGCCCCGTTCCGGCTTCGGGCGCGGCCGCGGGCACCTCAGGAGCGGGGATGCCCGGGGCAATCTCTGCTGGCGCCTCGCCCTTCGCCTTACCGAAAAGCCCTCCGATGACCTCCCGAGCCTTTGCCGCCGCCTTGGGCACGACCTCAGCGCCGAGCCCGAGAGCCCCACCGAGCCCGCCACCTATGAGAGCCCCATAGCCGATGTTGGCAGCGACCTTGTCGGCGGTCAGCGCCGGGTCGCCAAGAGCAGCCTCGGAGACGGTCTGGCCGAGCCCAAATACCGTGCCCTCGACCATCGATCCGAGAGCCTTGGCTCCGACCCTCCCGGCCCCCTGGACGACCCTGGCGGCGAGTCCGGCGCCCTCAGCTAGTGCAGCCGGCGCCGCCGCTTCCGCGATTCCCGAGCCGACCCTTCCCAGAGCACCCACGGCACCGCCGCCGGGGAGGGCGAGCAACGACGTCCCGATACCGGCGACTTCGCCCGCGCCCGTCGCAATCGGGTTCCTCGCCGCCCGCTCACGTAACGCTTCAGGGCTTGAAATCCCCAAGCCGCCAAGAGCAACGTCAGAAGCTCCGAATGTCGGTCCACGAAGGAATCCTGCGCCGAACGCCTTGGCCTCGTTGCCGGCGCCTACCCCATACTTCTGCTGGGTGGCGAACTCCGTCAACTGTTCCTGGGTGGGGACCTTATAGCCGTACTTCTGGACGTTCTCGGCGGCAGTCTCCGAAGGAGAAAATACTAACTCTCCCGAGGGGTTGATCAGCGCCTTGGCACCCCCTGAGGGGACATGCGTCCCGGCCGCGAGGGCCGAAAGGCTATCCTCTTCGGGCAGATCTTCGGACTTGCCAGTGGTGACGTTGACCAATGCCATTAAGGCACCCTCTTGTCTTTGGAGGCGTTGGCACCAGGCCGGTAGCCGACCAGCTCCGAGCCATAAAGGGCGTCAAGCTTGTTCTGCGTCATCTCGCGCAGAGCCTTGGTCTGCTCCTTGGTCCGCCCCGTCCGGTAGCTGCCTGGGTTGGGCATCATCGGCTCGATAATGTCCTCAATATCCGACTTCGAGAGCACGCCCAGCTCGCCGAGGTTCTTAATGTGAATCATGCCTTGGGCCATCAGCCCCTTCGCCAGCGTGTTGTTGCTGGATCCGGTGAAGGTGCCCAGCGTCCCGGCATTCTGGTCGGCAAAGCGGTCCATGCCGTCCATCAGCTTGCCCAGTTCCAGCGCCTGACCCATTGCCGCCCGGACCTTCTTGGCTCCGTCCTTCGTCTGCGCCACGCGGGCCGTCCCGTCCGGCATCTGGACCCAGGCGTCCGGAGCAATCGCCTGCGCCTGCGCGGGGGTCAGGGGCTGACCGTTGTAGGCGGCCGTGGTGATATTTTTCATGACCTGGCCGCCAGCAGTCGTCTGCTGAAGCTGCTGCCGCTTTACCTCAAGTTCGCCGATGGCCTGCTGTGCATGAGCCGCGGCGACGTCCCCGCCCATCTTAGCGGCCGCCGCCCCGATCTGCCCTTGAGTGATGGCATAGAGTTGGCTCCGCGTGGCAGTGTCGGCCGCTTGAAGATTGCCGTACTTCCGATAGTTCATCGAAAGCAGGGTCTCTTTCTTCCCGAGCTCGGCCTTCTGGGCGTCGATATCGCGGTCGATCGTCTTGTCGATGACCTGCATCGCCAAGTTCGGCTGCCCGGTAAGCCCGGAGCCGATCCCCGAGAGCAGGATGCCGATCCCAGCCAAGACTTTGTTCCCGGTCGACGCGTTGGCCCAGATCCTCGAGGGATCGATCTTGGCGCCCATGACGTCCTGGGTGAGCTGCTTGTTCTCGTTGTCGATGGCGGTATAGGCGGTGTCGTAAGTCTTCTTCTGAGTGGCCAGGTCTTCGGCCATCTTCTTCTGCTGGGCCTCAGCCTCCTTGGCGTAGGCCGACTTAGCGGCGGCGGCGCCCTTGATGCCTGCCTCCATGGTGTCGAACGCCTTGGTGTAGGCGGACGTCGTCGCATCTGGTGTCGCCGGACCCTTGGCGGGCTCCTTGTCGGCACCAGCGGTAGTGTTCGGATTGGTGGCAGGCGCCTTAGCGGTCTCGGGAGCCGTCGCCGTGCCCGTCGCCTGGGCCAGTCCAGCGTATTTCCCCGATGCTTCGAGGTCGGGAGGCGCTGAGGGAGCTTCGGGACCGACCGTCTCGGCGATTGGCGAACCGCCCGCCCCTTGGAGGAGGCCGGCGTAGGGATTGCCCGCCGTCAGAGGGCCGGGAGAAGCCACCGGCACCTCCGCAGGAGCCTCCGAGAGCGTGTCGGCGGGTGCCGTCTCAACCGGAGCAGTCTCGTTGCCCGTCGCCGTCCCTGTCTCGTCCTCAGGGTCGCCGCCGCCAAACATCGCCTTCGGCAGCGCCTTGATCTTCTTGATCGTCCCGGCATCGAGACTGCGCTTGGCCACCTTAAAGGCCCCCTTCTCCGGGTGCGAGATCTCAAAGTGCGACGGGCGCTCGGCGACGAGGCTGTAGTCCGACATCAGCCAGCCCTCCCGACGTGCTTCTCGAGGATGGCTAGGCGCTTCTTGAGTTCAGCGACTTCCCGCTTGGCGTTGAGTACGCCGGCGTAGCCCTTGGCCTTGCCTCCCCCTGCCTTCTGGCCCTGGATGTGGGCGACGAACTCCTTCGCCGCCTCCGGGTCCTGAGCCTTGGAGCGGGGAATGACGATCTCGCCGGGGGAGAGTTTGGCGTCGACCGTGTCGTTTCTGGGATCGTCGCCTGGATGCGGGGCATTGCCGGGGACTTTCGTCCCGGTGGAGGCGGCCAGGGCAGCTCCCCCGAGAGCGCCGGCCGCATTGAGCAGGCCGCCGAACATGCCCGACTTGGCCTTGCTGTTCTGAATGTCGTACTTCGACTGGATGTCGGCGCCGCCCAACTGGGCCTGCGTTTGGGCGGCGTTGTAGGCGTTCGTCCCGCCGATATTCTGCCCCCGGTTGGCGAGTCCAATGTCGGCGCCACCGAGTTCCGTCTGCAAGTCCTGCCCACGCCAGCCCTGGAGCTGCTGGCCGAGTTGCTGCTGGGATTGCCCCTGGAGACCGAGGGCGAGGTTGGCGCCCTGGCCCGCGGCCTGCTGGTTCATCGCCCCGGCATTCTGGGCGCCCATCCTGGCGGCAAGAGCCGGATTCATGCCCCGCTGAGAGGCGACCATGCCGCTATTCTGGGCAATGTTGTTCTGGGTGTTCTGCGCCAATTGCTGCTGCAGCATGGCCTGGGCTGGGCTCATCTGGCCATTGGCCTGCGCCTGGAGCTGCTGGGCGAGCGCCTGCTGCTGGACGCCGATGTTGTTGGAGTTGGTGAAGTCGGCGCTGACCGGCGCCTGGCCCGCCAGCGGGTCCTTGAGGCCCTGGACGCCGCCGAAGCTATTGGTGATCTCCGGGGCCTTTCCCCACGACTCGATGTGCTTCTGCATCCCCCCCTGGCCAGTGGCACCGTTGGGGTCGATGATCGGCCCCCCCGAGCCGGCGCCCAGGAGGCCGCCCCCGCCATAACTCCCGAGGCTGCCGAAGGACGGCAAGGACCCGCCGCCGCCGATGCCCACCGGGTCGGCGTCGACTCCCACATCGCCGCCATTGAAGAAGTGCTGGACCGGCTTCTTCTCGCCAAAGAGCACGTTGAGAGCATGGAGAATGTGCTGCATAAGTCCTCTACCCGTAGGTTCTGGTTTGGCTGAGCCGGTTCGTCCCGCCCTTGACACCGACTTCCAAGGTGATGGCCGAGATATCCAGGCTCTCGGCAGGCGTGCCGCTGTTGACGTCCTGGATGGTGAACTGCACCGACTCGCACTTCTGGCGCGTCAGGCTGATCTTGTACTGGTACGGCGCGACTGCACTGGCAGTGATGTCGGTGGTCTGGACGATCGTCGGGTCAAAGTCATAAGCGACCTGGACCCGCAGCGTGTGCGAGCTCCGGTAGGCGCCGAGGATCTCCAAGGAGTAGACCCGCTGGAAGCCCTGCAGCCCAGCAAGCGACAGCCAGGAGGTCTTCAGGACGACCGGAACAAACGTGCCGTTGTCGGTGAAGGTCCCGGGCGTCTCGGTGAAGACGTTGCCGCTTGCCGTCACGAAGGCGAAGTTCCCCTGGTAGGTCGTCGTCCCGACCGCCCCGATGTCGGTGAAGCCGCCCCACTGCTTGACGAAGTAGTCGTACATCAGGGCCGTGCCGTTATTCAGCGTGAAGCGGACCTGAGTCGTGCCGGTGACGAGGCGGGCAGACGTCACGGTGTAGGCGTTGTAATCCTCGACGTCGGCGCCGACGTAGTGGTCCTTCAGCGACCGGTCGAGCAGGTAGATGCCTTTCGGCGACTGGTACATGAGCCCGTCGGGCGTCAGCACCATCGAGAGGGCGTTGTTGCAGCCCGTCTCGGAGGTCACCTGCTGGGCGGGCGTGAAGTCGTTGCCCGTCCCGTTGGAGGCGGGGCCGCTGCCGGCGACATACCAGACGGTGTCGTTCTTGAAGAGGCAGAGCTTGTCGTCCATCTGGGCCAGAGTGACGAAGGGGCCGCCCGTCGTCGTCTCGTTCTGCACCAGGAGATCCGAGAACTCGACAGGCACGCCCGGAACGATCTCCTTGCTGAACCACCAGGAGTTCGGCGTCTCGGCGGGAATGACCACCATGCGGTCCTTGAAGGTCGCCAAGGCCAAAGGCGCGGGGACTGGCAGGTTCTCGACCTCGCCGCCGGTGGTGTAGAGCTGGCCTGCCGCGACCAGGCTGGTATCCGACTGCGACGAGACAAAGGAGCCGGTGTCCGACGAGATGCTATTAGTGGCGCCGGTGTCCTCAAAGTAAATGGAGCCGTTCGCCGTCGTCCGGTAAATGACGATGCGCACCGGGTTGGTGGGCGCGGTCTTCTGCGTCAGGCGCAGCGTCGGGACGGTCCCAGTCACGGTATTGGTGTTGGTCCCCGCCGGCACCACCTTGGAGAGCGGCACCGGCGACGGCGTTGAGCGGTGGAGCTGGCCCTGAGCGTCGGTCCACTCGTAGACGGCGACAAACGAATAGGTGCCCGGGATCATCGACCCGCCCGTCGTCGCCGTCGAGGCCGTGGTGACGATCTCGGGGTAGAGGTGGAATCCGTGCTCGACCGGCGTGCCGCTGTCATACATCCAGAGGATGCCGCCGGAGAAATGCAGGTCTCTCGCCTGCTCGACCGCCTGAACGCTATTCAGGAAGCTGGTCATCGACAGGTTGACGCCGAAGAACTGGAAGTTGGTTCCGGAGACATACTCCGAGCGAGTCTCCTGCAGGTAGGCCCACTGGTAGACGCCGGTGGAGACGGCAGTGACCTCGGCGAGAAAGCCGCCAGGCCCATTGCCTGAGCCAGCGAGATTCGGAGCCAGCTTGCCGACGACGACCCGGAGAACGCCAGAGCTGGCATCGATCAGGAAGTAGGTCGGCTGCAGATCGCTGACGAACGACACCCAGAAGTAAGTTCGCGTGTTGTAGACGAACGCCTTGCTCTCCAGGAGGACGCCCCGGAGGATCACCACGTCCCCCGTAGCCCCGGCTGCCGCGAACTGGAACTCATTCACCGTCCCGGAGACCTGATAGTAGATGGTCGCCGAGATGGGGCTGGAGCCGGAGTTATAGACTCCGGTGACGTGGGTCACGGCGTGGGAGACGAGCGCCGTCGTGGCGATGACCGTGCTGGTTAGCGCGAAATCACGCACAAACCCCTGGATCCGGCTCGCCGCCGTGCAGTGATAGACCACCCAGACGTTGAAGGACGGATCGGTGAAGACATTGATACAAGTCGCAGCGTCTCCGACGTTGGTCGAGAAGATGGCCGAGAGCGCCAGGGCGGACGTCAGATAAAGCACCGAGACGCCACCGGACCCGCCGGCGTTGTTGTTATAGGCGAGGTAGATCCGGCCGTTGATGACCTGGGCGTCGAACGTCGGGAAGGTCGTATTGTTGGTCGTGGTGAAGTCGACCGCCGCCGGCAAGACCGTTGGGTTGGCCGTGTCGATGGCCCGGTAACGGATGTGGCTCGTCGAGAAGTCGAAGTAGATCAGGACGAGATAGGACCCCAGAGCCAGCGTCTTCACCGACGGCGAGGCGTTGGGGATCCCGGCCCCGTTAACGATCTTGTCGCCGGTCACCTGATCGATGATCGAGTAGGAGCACTTGTCGCCGGGAGACGAGGGGTCGTACCAGGTGACGAGTTGCAGGCCGCTTGCCGCATGGTAGGTCGAGTCCTGGAACTCGACGCTCAGGCCGCTGAGGTAGGCCGCGGAGGTCGACAGCCCGATCTGCGGCTCCGCAGTCCCCTTTGAGCTCCACTTGGAGAGAGACTCCGAGTAGCTGTAGAGGTTGAAGCCGTCGTAGGTGATCAACTCGTCCCGGTAGGTGTCCAGACCGAAGGACGCCGCCAAGGACCCGCCGGCATCGATGCTATTCCCGAGATAGGAGTAGCCATTGCGCTTCTTGATCCGCCGCAGGCTCGTAAAGATGCCGTCCTGGAGCGTCAGCAGCTTGCCGATCGGGACCTGCTTGTCGTCCGTCTTGGTATCCAGCCCCTGAGCGAAGCTGATGGGCATATTTTGCTTTTGGAGAGCCACTTAGATCCCCAAGACGTAGGTGAAATTGCAGGGGTATAGCCCCTTGAAGCCACTCGTCGTGAAAGATGCCCCGATCAGGCTCTTGTAGAGCGCGAAGACGCCGTTGGAGTCGATGGTCGCCGTCGACATGACCGTCGTGCCGTTGTCGGTGATGGGGATTTGGACGAACTGGGTCTGGGCGGGCCAGAAAGCCTTGGGAAGCCCCGTAATGGTCGCCGCCGAGGTGTTGGACGTGCCAAATAGCGGCGTCGTGACGCTGATCGTGACCGGGCCACCCTGCGCTGCCTGCTCCCAGTAGAGTTTGGCCTGCGGAACCGTCGTGCAGCCCGTGAGCGAGGCAATCCAGCTCCCGGCCTGGTCGGCGAAGAGCGGCTCGATCGCCTGCTTGATGTTGTTCTGCAGCTGGTTGATCTGCCGGTCTACCGTCTGGACGACCGCGATGCGGAAGGCCATCAGAACGACCCCGACCCGTTGCCCGAGCCGTTGCCGGTCGGATACCAGTTGTCCTGGTAGGTGGCGTCGGTCACCTTCGGCGGCGAGCCAATATCGCGGCTATCGGCGAGGTTCATAATGCGGACCAGCAGCTTCTCCTTCTCGGCCATCAGCGCCGAGACGTCCGACTCCTCCTTGACGAGGCATTTGATCGCCGCGTCGACGATGACATATTCGAGCCAGCCGCTAATTCCATCGGACGTGTCCGAGAGGGTGGCGAGCTCGGTCATCTTCGGGACGTACCAGAGGTAGATCGTCTGGCCTGCAGAAGCGATCGGCGTCAGCCAGAGGTAGATCCCGTTGAGGCGATATCTCAGGTTGGTGACGCCGTAGAACGACTGGAAGTTCGGGACGGCGAAGCGGTTCCTGTCGCCAAACTCGAACTTCTTGATAGAGACAAGGCTCTGTTGGGCACTTCCCGACGTCCCCGACAACTGAAGATCGACGCCGAGAAGCTTGTAGAGGTCGGTCGGCAGCGTGTATTGCTGCGTCGTCCCGTCCGTCACAAAGCTGTAGGCGGGCACCTTGACGAAGTAGTTGGCCCCGTAAGCCGAGATCAACTGGTCGTAGAGGTCGTAGAGCGACAGGTTTATGTAGGAGACGAGCTCGACGTCCGTCACGAAGTACCGCGTGTCGGTGACGTTCGGCGTGTAGCCGTTCGGCAGCATGTCGGCCCGCTGCCGGACAGCCGTCATCAACTGCGAGAGGGTCATCGTCGAGGCCATCGGTCAACCGCCGTTATTGTAGGGGTCATCGAGAAAGCGGAAGCGGACCCGGAGCGTCTCCTCCGGGTCCGGCTCGACCGGCACGAACTTGACCAGGACCCCATTGCGGAGGCCCGTCCAAACGAGATCCTTGGTCCAGTCCGTGCCGTCCATCACTCCATCTCTCCCGCCTCGTCGTGCGGCTCCTGCTCGCAGGCCAGGAACATCGCTTTGAAAGCGTCCGCTAATGCCTGCGGGCTCTTGGTGTCGACGGCGTGCAGGAAGTCTTGGGCCAGAGACGTGAGATCATCGCCACCGCCCATGCCTTCCTCAGGCATCTGGACAGACCCACCGTCGGAGTAGCCTTGAGGGCCATCCTTCATGCGGGAGACGATGACGCCCGCCGCTTTCTTCCGGTCATGAATGAACATCGGTGACCCCTTACGGTGCGGTGGAGTTGGTGAGGGTCACGGTGAAGCGGACTTCCTGGCCGCTCGACGGATCCGTCGCCGTAGTTCCGTCAGCCGCGTAGAACTGCAGCACGACAGTCGGCGTCGTCGTCGCCACCGCTTCGCTAATCACCTGGACGATCGGCGCAGCCACCGCCGTAGCGAAGAGCTGCATCACCGAGACGTTGAACAGCCGCGGATAGATGTCGTTGCCGCTCGTCGTGTTACCGAGCGTCACGGTGTATTTGCCGGCGCTGTTACGGACGATCGTCTTAATGCCCTTGGAGTTGGTCGCGTCGAGGGTGACGGCGCCAGTCGCCCCGATGGTCGCACGACCGAAGAGGAAGACGGTTTGCTTGGCGAGGGTCAGCCCGAACTGGGTGAAATACCTGTTGGCCATAAGTAATTGTATCCTTTGATGAACCTGGTTCTAAGCCAGGAGGGCGGTTAGCTCTATCCCCATGCCCCCATGAGGTAAAGAGAGGAAGGGGAGTCGCCAGCCATCCTTGGCCGGCGACTCCCGCGGAACTTAGGCAGAGAAGAGGACGTTGGCATTCCAGCCCGGCGCGTTGGTTCGCAGCTGAGCGTAGTAGCCAACCCGGACTTCGCCGGCGTCCGCGTTGTAGACCCGGAGCATCTCGAGGCCGTCGCCGTAGCGCAGGATCTGCGGGGCGTCGCCCAAGCACTCCAGGCACCATGTGTCCATCTGGAGCAGGAAGCCCTGCGAGCCCTGGCAGCTACGATCAGGAAAGACCTTGATCATGCTGTTGGCGCCGTTGACCATGATGCCCCGGAAGGCGATCTCGGCCGGGCCTTTGAGGTCGACGTACTGCACCTTGGCGCCCAGCGACTTCTCCAGAGCGGAATAGCTGGCGTAGTTGGTAATGCAGACGTTCGGCTTGCCGCCTTCCCGGGCCAGCAGGCTCGAGGAGTCGATTAGGGCTTCTTCGATCGACTGGGCCGAGCCGTCGTAGTAGATCCCCGCGAGACGGGTGCGGTCGACGGAGCGGTCGACGCCGAAGAAGGACTCGCCCGTCGTCGGGTTGGTCGCCGGCAGCCAGCCCGGGAGGCCGATCACCTTGGCGTTCAAGTCGCCTTGAACGAGCAGGAAGTCAGCCGCTGCCCAAGAGGCCGGCGAGCCCGCCGCGCCGCCCTGAGTCGCCGAGACCGTGACGGTGCCGGCGGAACGGTTGACGGCGATGATGTAGCCGAGGGCCGCCCGCGGGGTCAGGCCGCCGTCGGTGGCGTTGGCCTGCAGCACCATGTTGACTTCAAACTGAGTCACGTCGGCGCTGTTCGTCAGGACGATGACGCCGGTGGTGATCGTCGAGATCTTGCCGATCGAGCCAGTTCCGTTGCGGAAGAGGGCGCCAGTCAGCGAGTTGGTCGCCGAGCGGATCGCGCCGTCGATGACGATCTTGGAGCCTTCCAGGAAGGACATTTTGTCCGTCGCGGAGGCGAGCATCGTCTGGTTGTCGATCGTCGCAAGCGAGTAGTCGCTTACCCGCGTGAGCAGGAAGCTCTCGATGGAGACGGGCGACTGGTTCGCCTGGGCCGTGAGGAAGGTCGCCGAACGACCTTGAGAGACGCCGGTGATGATCGGCACCGGCTTGTACTTGCCGCCGAAGTCGGTCTTTTTCGGGACCATGGCGAGGAACGGGTTGTCGGCGTAGACGAGGTTCTCGACGACCTGGCCGTCGTAGAGTTCCTTAAGGGCCGCGTTCATGTTCGTTAGGTTCTGATAGACAGCAGACATGCGCTTAATCCTTTAGTGATTAAACGCCCCCGCTCTATTTGTTCAGGGCCGCTAAGGCTCTGGACATTCTATCGGCCTCGACACGAGGCGAGACGAGCGAAGGCGTGGACGTTGTGAGGTCGTTGCTCAACGTGCGCCGCTGCGCTGCTTCTCTCGTGGCCGTGATGTTCGGCTTGCCTTCCCCTGGCTTGGGCGCGGGGTCCGCCTGGCCGTGCTTGGCCTTGTATCGAGCGGACTTCTCGTAGAGTTCCGCTTGCTCGCCGCAGTACTTCTCGACCAGATCGGCGGCTTCTTTAATCGAAAGCGCCTTCTTGTGCTTGTGGAAGTACTCCTCTACCGTATCATAAATCAGATTTTCGGCATTGAAAATGCTGATGAGTTCGTATTCGGTTGGCTTGCCTTTGACGAAGAGGCCGATCTCCTCTTTGAAGGCCGAGAGAGTCTCTTCGGCCTGGGCTTGTTGGGCCGCCAGTTGATCTTGAAGCTGCTTCTGCTGCAGCTCCTCCTGCTCTTTCCTGAAAGCGGCGATCTCCTCGGCAACCGTTGCCCGGGCAACGCCTTCGGGGGTCGGCACGCCGTCGGAGAGCTCGTATTCGGTCGCCGCCTTGTAGTCGAACCCGTAACGCTCCAAGGCTTCCCGAGGAGATTTAGGCTTAGTCCCATAGCGTTCCTTGAGGGCCTGGGCTTCGGCCTTCTCGGCGTCGAGAGCCGCCCGCTCAGCCTTGAGTTCCTCCCGCTTGCGTTGCAGGGCCGCCTCTTTCCTGGCGAGCACCGAGAACTGCGGGGCGATGGCCTCAGGCTTAGCCGGCGGCGGCGGGGCCGTCTCGGGAGCGTGACCATTGGCGAGAGGGGCTTGGACGGCGGCGGCTTCTGTCATTCGCGAATCTCCTTAGAGGGCCTGCTGGCCCGACTTTCACGGGCTGCACCTGGTAAGGTGGCAGCAGGTTAAATACTCAAGCGGCCGCGGCAGCCATGCCGGGGACGTTGGGGACCATGTTGGACTGCGGAGGAGCCATTGGGACCGCTTGCGGCGTGCCCATTCCGCCTGCCGGGGGCTGAGAGGCGACGGCCATCGCTTGGAGCTCGTCGTTGAAGTCGCGCAACATCTGAATGTGCGCCTCTTCGCAGTCGATCTTCTTGGCGTAGGCGATGTAGTCGAGCACCAGCTCTTTCGCCAGGGCGAGATCGTCAGTCGGCTCGGGCTCGTACCAGATGCCGTCGTCCATCATCTTCTCCAGCACCTCGTGAAGCCAGTCTTCCTTGGCGTTCGCCAGGCGGTCGGAGGCTTCGAGGTCCGGGAAGCTGAGGTAGCGCCTGCCAGACCGCGGCGAGATCATCCCTGCCTGGATGTACTCCTGGATGGTCTGCAGTCTGCCTGCAGGATCGGAAGGCAGCGACGAGATGGGGAACGACTGCATAACGTACTCTTCGTCGTCGAGATCGATGTCGGCCCAGTCGATCGTCTCCAGGAACTTCTTCCCGGGCATCGTCACCTTGTAGGTGCCGGCGTCCTCGAAGATCTCCTGAGTCGTCTCGATGGCGAGGCGGGCGAGGTCGAGGTAGTAGCGGTCGTACTGCTGGGCGATGACGGTGAAGCGCTCGCTCTCGATGTCTTGGTGCTCTCGGAGGGCTCGCCCGCTATCGAGTCCTGCAGGCTTCAGCCCAGAGGCGGACATTTGCGAGACGCCCAGCTGCTCGAAAGCCGCCGACTTAAGTGTCTGCAGGTGCGAATAGATCTCGGGAGGGACGATCGGCGGGGCGATATAGCTGGGTTGAGTGCCAGTGTATTCGAGGATGAGCCCATAGTCGTTGGTCAGGTGCCCCTTGACGATCTTGGCGCCCCGCTCGCAGAGGATCTTCTGCGTCCCGGCCATGTGCATAGAGCGTTGGATGACCCAAAGGAGCTTGTTGATCTCAAGCTGAATATTCTGGATCTGCTCGGCGCCGCCCTGCGCCCAGTACCCGTAGAGGCGCGTCGACCAAGGGAGCCTCGCGAACGGGAAGTGGTCCTTCTTCCAAGGCTCCTTGAATAAGACGTCGTTCTCCATGCAGATGACGTGCAGGCCATCGGTCGCCTCAGGTCCAGACGGGAGCCGCCAGGACTCAGCGACCGTCACCTGATCGGAGACGGTCTGGTAGGCCCCCGACTCCATCCTAACGGTGTTGGCCGAGAGGATCGCCGACCGCTTCCCCGGATAGGAGTCGAGGAGGACGGCCCGGTCGACGTTCTTGGTCCGGTGCATCTGCCGAGGCTGCCCATAAAGAGACTCCATCGGGTCGACGAGGAGCTCGGAAGCGATGACCCGCTCGAACTTGACCCGGCCGTAGTGCTCGAAGACGTGAGTGAAGCCGTCGCCGAGCACCGCCGAGTCGCGGAAAGCGATATGGCCCTGATCGTATGCGTCGTTCTCGTAGAAGATGCCGTCGACGAACTTAGAGAGCTTCTCGGCCCGCCGCTGCATCTTCCAGTCGCCCCCTGATGTCAGGAAGAGCGGCTTAGGCTTGTTCTTGACCGTCTTGGCGGTGATGGTGTCGATCCCGGAGGCGACGACGTTATAGGTGATCCGATCTTTGAGCGGGCTCGTCGCCTGAACCTTGGCGAACGACAGCCCGTTGAGCCCGATCATGTTGGCGTTGCCGTAGAGCCGCCCTGAGATCTGGAACTGTGTCTGCCTCGCCGCATCGATCTGAGAAAGGGTGTTGATGGTCGCCGTGATCGCCTGCGCCATCTCGATATGGCCCCGCTCGGCCCACCAGCGGTTCTGCGGCTGGACGTCTCCCGGGATCTCCGCGCCGGTCCCAAACTGCTTCCACTCGACGGCCATACCTACCCTCCTTGGTGTATGAGCTTCAGAGCCTTGCGGCCCCGCTTGTTGTTGGCTGCTGCTAGCTTCTCATGCTTCGCGACCATCTCTTTGGCGAGTTCGTAGAGGGCCTGGTCGACGATGGCTTGGAACTGGCCTTCCTTGGTCAGCCTGCCCGTCGATAGAACCTCTTCGACGACCTCGGTGACTTCGAGCGTCAGCCCGAATCTCCCCCAGGCCATCGACATGAAGTAGCCGTCTTTGTCCTGGGCCTTCTGGATGGCGGCGGCCGGCTTCGTGTAGGTCTCGAAGACGGTGCCTAGCTCGGTCATGACGTCTTGCAAGTCCATTAGATCATCCTGGCGGCTGCGGTTGAGTCTCGAGACGGTCGAAAGGGGACGGGCACGAGGCAAAGAGGAGCTCGTCCTCCGTCGGCATCTGCTCGTCGGCCTTAAGGCTCGGATCGGCGACGTACTGCGGATCGAGCAGGGCCGAGAAGTCGCCGACCTTGACGGATGAGACCCCCATCTCTCTGCAGACAACGAGGATGGCTCTGATCTCAGCGGGCGTCATGATGGGCCTCCAGGCGACCAAGGTGCATGCCCCAAATGTAGCCACATACGGCGCCGATCATCAGCACCGAGAAGAGGATGCCACCGGCCATTAGGAACATGAAGTCGTTGTCGCTCAAGCCTGCCACCTCCATTGCGGGTCCGGATCGTCAGCGAGGGCCGGGTCGAACTGATCCCGCTGCTCAAGCTGGCGGATGATCGCCGCTTCGTGCTCGGCGACCTGCGCCTTCAGCCATTCCGCCGAGCCAAGCTTCGGCTTAGGAATGACTGGAGTGTGAAGCCAACCCAGAGCAGCCCGGTAGGCATAAAGGACGGCGTCGCAGATGTCGGAGTGGAAGGCATCAGAGACGACGAGCTTGTCGCCGCTGGACTTGTCTCGGTCCCACTCGAGGAGCATAGAGTCCTGGGCGAAGGCGCTATCGCGTCGGGCAAACAGCCTTTTGGTCCGTAGGGCATCATTGACAAGTTCGATATGGGCATACTTCTCAGCCTTCTGAGCGGGTTTGATCGGCAACGAGTAGCGTGCGACCATCTCTTCGGCGATCTTCTTGCCGAGGCCGCCAGTGTCCATAACGAGGGCGAGAGGGTCGTACTGTTGGACCAGCTTGCCTAGCTCGGCGGCGAGTTCCGTGACGCCCTGCTTCCTCTTGACCGACTCGTGAACGAGGTAGACGCTCGGCGAGGCTTCCGACCATGCCAGAACCGCGATGGCGTCCGCGTCAGAATAGCCCAGGTCAACGCCAATGACGTAGCTCCAGCTAGAGCCTGTAGGGAGGTCATCGAAGTGGTTAAGATCACTCCAGCGAAAGACCAAAGAGTTGGTGTCGACCGTCCAACGTCCAAAGCACTCCCGCTGAATGGCCGGATCATCGATAGAGACGCCCATGCGGGCGCAGTCCTCGAGGATCAGCTCCATCGGCTCGCGTCCCGACTTGATCTTCAAATGAGGGTTGGCCATCATGTTCCAGGAGTGTCGCGACCATTTGTCCGAGTGGACGCACTCGTGAAAGAAGCCGACCGGGATCGGCGGCGGCGTGCCGGTCAGCGCCAGCGATCCGTTGAAGTCGTAGAGCGATTTCGCCAGTACATCGTCGACCAGTTCCCGGAGATAGGAGCGGAAGCTCTGCGCCTCGTCGATATAGACTTTCTTAAGCGGGAAGCCCCGGTATTTCTCAACCTCGGATTTATCCTTAGCGCCTGAGAGGTAGATGATGTGCCCGTTAGGCATTGTCATCGTTAGCTCGGTGGCGTGCTCTTTCCCGCCCAGGCCGTAGAGGCTGTTGATCGACGTCAGATCCCGCCAGAGAATGCGCTTGGCATTGAGGCGGGAGAGAGTGATGTAGAGGCAGGCCATGTTCGGGTGGCGCTGAGCGGTGTCGAGCAAGTCAGCGGCGATGCCGACGGTCTTCCCGGCGCGCCGCGAGCAATCAGCGGCCTTGAAGCGGGCCGGGTCCTGGATGAACGCCAGCTGCTCCGGGAAGCAGTAGGCGGCGATATCGAACGGCGGGGGCCGCGAGGCTAAGACCTCGAGCATGGCGCGCAGTTCGGCGTCGTCGCTCAAGTCAGGCTTCCTCGATCATCGTCAGGCAGATGATGTTCGTAAACGGCACGACCCAGCTCTCGTCGCCGAGCCTGATATAGAGGCCAGGCCCCATCAAGTGCATGTAGAAGTTGCGTTTGAACTGCTTGAGTTGGTGGTCGACGTCTAAGCCGGTGGCCGTGACATGGCAACCAAGTTGGACCCCTGTGTGAAACGCTACCCGCTTGACCTTCATCGACGACGGCTGCCGATACTCGCCGCTGATATGCTTGACGCCGCGGCCCGCAGGCTTCGCTGTCTCGGTCTGGACTTCCATCAGATCTCCATGAGCAAGTAAGGATTGTAGCGGAGACGAGGCCAGCGTTTTAGGAGTCGCAGGCAGTCGTAAGTAAAGTGCGTCAGATGGCACTCTTCGATGTCGAGATCGGCAGCGTCGAGAAGGCCCGAGAGGATCCCGCGCCGCTCAAAGACCTTCTTAACGTGGGCGTAGTGCACGACGCCTGGCCTGTAGATCAGATAGCCGAGGATGACGGCGGGCTCGTCCTCGAGCGAGGCGACGAGAACTTGGGAGGCGATAAGGAGGCGCTCGGCGAGTTGGCGCTGAGCGGTCTGGTGAGTCGACGGCAGAACATGCTTCGCCAGCGGCGACGCCAGCGACGTCCTGACCCAGGTCGAGTAGATGAAAGGAAGATCGTCGGCGGTCGCCTGGCGATGAGCGATCATGGCAGGCTGTTCGGCCAAGGCTTCCAATCGTCACCCGACTTTCAAAGGCATCTTGGCAGCGACAAGCTCGAGGAGCTCTTGAGTGGACTTCGCCGCTAGGTCCTGCAGGGCCTGGTCGGACTCCTCGACGACCTTGACCTTGCCTATCGCTCTGTCGAGCAGGAAGGCCAGGCGGGCGAAGTCGCCGTGCTTGGCGGCCTGGGCGAAGATGGCGGCGATGGCGATCTCGACCATCGGCGTCGTCGTCGAGGCGACCGCTGCCTGGAGCTCTTCGCGGGTCATCCTTGCGTACTTGGAGACGAGCTTGGTGACCTCGTCCTGGGTCAGCGATGCGATGCCGCGCAAGTGCTCGGGGAGCTTGGGACGCCCGGTGATATTGCCGGATTGCCCAGGTTTATAGGCATATTGCTTGAGGATGGCGCTCATGACGCTGATGCCTCCGCTGATTGCAGCGATGCCACCTTGCCGGGTTCTTGACGGAATGCCGGCGAGCATTGGCGGGATCGAAGGCGAGATCGGCAATGGCGATCGTCTCGACGTTCATTATGCCTCAAGGTGATGACCATCAGTATAGTACGCCTGCATCTTCGTCAAGAAGTCAAGCCGGCTAAAGTCAAGCCGGGAAATGCCGACAAGCCCTAGACCATATGTTGCACTCCTGAAGATTGCTATTGAGGGCCGCCCGGCGATTCCGGCGGCCCTCGTGTTATCATCAAGGCACTTTTTGTCGTCTTCGACTTCATCTCCGCAACGAGCGAGCCTCTGCCTTTCGGCGGGGGCTTGCGTTTAGGAGGCGAGCCATGCCGCACTTCTCGACCCTGTCTGCAGAGCGGCTGGCGACGTGCCACCCGGACCTGCAGAGGCTGTTCAACGAGGTCGTTAAGTCGGTGGACATATCGATCTTGTGCGGGCACCGAGGCCAGGCGGCCCAGAACTTCGCCTTCGAGACGGGCAACTCGCAGGAGGACTGGCCGAGAAGCCGACACAATTCGACACCGAGCGAGGCTGTAGATGTCGCGCCGTATCCTATTGATTGGGCTGATATTGTCGGCTTCCAACGGCTCGCCGTCATCGTCAAGACGACTGCAGCGAGGCTGGGGATAAAGATCCAGTATGGCGGGGACTGGACCTCGTTTAAGGACAGGGTCCACTGGCAATTGCCGCGAGTCCCTTAGGGGCCGGTGTGGCAGGCAGGCGGCGGCGGGCACCGGCGATGAGAGGCGGGCTAACTTTACTATACCCTCTACGTTTCGCACCAATTTGAATTGCCTCATACTCTCTCCACCTTCGTCGCCGTGCATTTCAGGCAGCGCAGGCGGCGCCCGCCCCCAAGCAGCAGCGAGTCGAACTGCCAGCTATGACTGCAGAATATCACGTTGAGCGCCTCTTTTATGGTCTGCCACACGGGACGTCCTTCATGCTCGCAATCTTGAACTTGAGGGCCGCCGCCCTCGCCCTCCTCAACTCTACCTGCCTGCTATTTACGCATTCCTTGCAAGTATACATGAGGCCGTCGGGCGCCCCGTCGGAGGCGTAGAAGGCGGTCGGCGGCTTGGACTCCTGGCAGCGGTTGCAGACCTTCACTTGCGGCCCTCCTGGTGGGGGCGGTAGTGGTGCAGCGGGCATGCGTGGGACCGGCAGTCGCCGACCCGCGTCTTAACGTCCTCCCAGCCGACGCATTGCTCGCAGTGAGCTCTAACGGCGACCTTGGGGGACGACAGACCCAAGAGGGCCTTGATGAGACGGTCCTGGTAGGACGCCGGGCAGGCGTCGATGACCTTCAGGGCCGACGGGGGTAGCTCCCGCCTGGCCCGGGCAATCCGCTGGGCGCGGCGTTCTTCACTGACCCGGGCTATCTCTGCCGGCTCCAGGGACTTCGGCATGGCTCGCGCCGGTGATTTGACGGGCGTCGTCTTGCCAGAATTAATTTCCTTGCTCACGGACACTCCTCTCTTAAATGGTTAGGCCGCCATTCTTAGGCGGATCATGGGATGATCTTCAAGCTTTTACTGCACGCCATTGTCTTCCGAGGGCAATCTTCGACACCTGCGAGACCGACAGCCCGAACCTCGCCGCCAGCGCCGTCGTGCTCGACGGGTGGTCCTTAGGCCAAGCACGCCTCCCCTCCTCCGAATACCTGGCCCGCCTGATGGCGATGACGACGCCCTCGGTGATCTTGGCCATCCCGTTTCGTTCCCCGCTCTTGGCGGTTCTACGTGCCAAATTCATCTCTCGCCTCCTCTCGTTTCTTCGCTCGATATTTCTTGTGGCGTCCCGAATATTTCTTGTTCATCTCGGCCATTTTCCCCGGGTGCCTATCGAGCCATCTCTTCCGGTAGACATTGATCTTGGCCCGATTCTCTTTGTTCCAGCCCCGCATATAGGCGCGGTGGCAAGTCCAGCACGTCTTGCTCCCGTCCTTCCTGTGGATAAGGTTCCCGTCCGTCAACGGATGGCCGAGATTGCATGAGGTCTTGGCGGCATTAACAGCAGACGGGCCAATGCCCCTCATCGTGTTTGTCCGAACAGTCACAGCTTCGAGATGATCGGGATTAACGCAGCCAGAATTACGACAGAGGTGATCGATTACTAATCCGTCGGGGATAGGACCTTTAACCAGTTCATAAGCAATTCGATGAGCGCCAACGGATTTTCCTAGAAGGGTTATCCGTGCGTAGCCCTTGACCTTATAGGACGTCCATTCCCAGCAAAAATCCGTCTTGCAGACCTTCGCCCAAAATCTATCAACGAAAGCCTGGTCCGACTTCATGTGGCAATCTTCAGATTGGAGTGGAAAGCCTGTAACTCGCGCCAACGGTGGCGGGCGGCTACGAATAGAAACTTAGCCGCGACTATACCAGCCGCCTTATGCCCGTCAACCGTGAAGATGGGCAAGCCCTGCGCCGACCACGAGAGCAGGCTGCTCGTCACCTGATTCGGCGTAATCCTGGCCCGCCATTGGCCGAGCTCGAGCTGGGCCATGGTCGCCTCGACGATCAGGAGCCGGGCGGGGTAGGCCATCAGCCGCTGGATCTCCTTCTCGAAGCGTTCCCGCTCGGACCCGACGCAGAGGACCAGATCAGGGAGCGACTTCCTCTCGACGGCAACCTCGTGCTCGAGACCCGCCACCGAGTAGTCGCCAGTCGGCAGCGAGCCGCGGACCACCGAGAGCGGCGCCAGGTCGAACGGGAGTTGCTCGCGGGTATCGACGACGGCGGTGACGTCGGCGGGAATGAGGTCCTTACGGGCCATCCACGACCTCGATCCACTGAGTCCCCTTATTGACTCCCTCCTGGAACTCGGCGACTAGATGCGCCAAGACGCCCGCCCATTCGGCTAGCTCCCATTCGCCGGTGATATAGACCGACGACCCGTCCTCGCTTCTGATGTGGGTCTTCCTGTGGGCGCCCCCGCCTTCATAGGTCACCGTGTAGGTGAACGAACTGGCAGGACCGTTGAAATATTTCTTGGGCATGAATATCTCCTGTCCCGGGCTGTCCCGGGCTTTTCGGGAAAACTCTCTTGGCATATGCGCATACTCATATATGACATAATTATCTTTAAAAGAGGTAAGGACACCCGGGACAATATAGTGATTCCTGTTGCTTAGGGTCGGGACGAGAGCCCGGGACAGGCCCGGGACAGGCCCGGGACAATTAAGGCTCACGTTTGAGCCTCCTGAGGTTGCTGGCTTCCTCTATTTTATCCAATCCTTCAGCATCCCTGCGGGTGAATCTCCGCTCGTCGGCGGTGCGTTCACGGATGCCGCAGAACACGTAAAGACGTTTTGTTTGGGAGGCATTCTTATCTTTTGTAATCGTTTGAAACTCCACCTTAATTTCTTCGCAAAGGAACCTTTTTTTAAGCAGCCTCTTACCAAAAGCTTGATGACGAGGGTCGTTGCCGAACTTCTCAACGACACGTTCCTGGAAGTGACTACGCAGGATATAGGCATCCTTGTTAACTAGGCCATCTATCCGCGGGACGATTACGTAATGGGACTCGATCAAGTCGAGATAATCGGCTTCGAACTGGTCGATAATGTCGTCCAGACCTTCCTTCTTGCAGGGGATTCGCAGCCCCTTCGGCAGCGCCTCATAGGCCGCCAGACAATGGCCGACAAAGGCCGGCAACTCCTTGGCGAGCTCGCCGCGGAAGTCCACCTCCCCCATCATCTCCGACGGGGGGACGGGGGCGACCCGGCAGTCGATGACCCGCAACTTTAGCGCCTCGTCATGCGGGATCTCAGGCGGGTCGTTGGAGAAGAGGAAGAAGAGGGCGTTGAGATTGGCGACGAATGCCTTCTCGTACTTCTCGCTGATCGAGTGCCGCCCGTCGCCAGTTGCCGCCTTGAAGGCGTCCGACCTTATAAACGAGGCTGGCGCCTCCTGAACGATACCGACCCGGCGACCGACCAGTTGGGCCTTCCAGTAGGAAGTCTTCAACTCCTCGCGGCCGAGGACGGCGAAGTTATCCCCAGACAGCACTTCGATGACCCAGGAGAACTGCGACTTGCCGGAGTCAGCCGGTCCCCAGACCCAGACGGCCTGCTTCCGGTCGGCGTCGGGGTCGAAGATGGAACCGATCCGGGCACAGAAGGCATCACTGTTGGTCTCGACCCGCGCCAGCATCCCCGCCAACAGGGGGGCAAAGGCGGCAAGTTGCCCAGACGGGACGGTGACCGGGTCGAAGTCAAGGCGGGCCATGACGATGGCGGGGTCCGAGCGGAAGCCCACCGACTTGGGCAACTGGCGCATATGGGTCGTCTGATGCGCCCACGACCGGACGATGGCTAGGCACTTCTCATAGGGAACGTTGTAGTCGATGAGCGCCCCGGAGAAGTAAGAGACGTACTCCCGCAGGAGACCGGCGACGTACTCACGGCTGATGCGGACGGCGACCTGGTTGGCGTCCACCTTTAAGAGAATGGGAGCGCCAACGTCATCGACCTTGACGACCCTAATCGTGTGGGGCCAGGGGCCATGGCCCTTCTTGAGTTTCGGGCCGGCCTTCTCGCTCAGGAGTGCGCACAGGTTCACCTCGATGACTCCCGCTGGTGTCTTCGCCCTTGACTTCTGCATCGATTTCCTTCCGTCCGCGGATTGCGCCATTACCTACAGCTTCACGCACTTCATCAGCACCAAGGGTGATCGGGCTTCGCATGATCAGATCGATGATCTCGGGTTCGCTATAACCGCACTTCGTTAGATAGATGCCTATTTTGAAACAGGTGGTGTTACGCATCCCCTCCGGACAGCCGAAACGGAGGATCCCTTCGATCCACGACGGGACGAACTTGGCGGCCCGGTATTCGGCGTAGCTTCGCGGCGCCTGCGGCGGGGGAGCTCGATAGGTAGTCTGCTCATAGCCCGCATCGGTAACTGAAATGATCTCCTGACAAGGCCAGAAATATCGGGCGCCGTCCATACAAGCCGAATCCGCCCCGTATTTCTCGATGTAGAACCGCATCGTATGCCGGTAGTCTTCCAGATTGGCGATCACTTCCTCAAAGCGCAGGACGACGCGGAAACGGTCACAGGGCGGGGTCTCGCCCTTCTGTTTTTGGTGGCTCTTAGTCGTCCCGATGACGTGGGCGCAGTCGCACCAGAGATTGAGCGCTTGGTCGAGCGGCAGGAGACCATCATCGAAATCGAGGACGAGCAGGCGGGCGCCAAGGAAATACTTCTGCTGGCGGCGCCCGCCATCCCAGGTGCAGGACGACCATGTAAACCGCTTGGCGCAGGCCGCGACCCGGTCCATCGACACGTTGGGAACGGCTATAAAACCGCTACCATATTTGTAGGTATTTCCTATATCAGTCGTATTGCGATGATAGGAAATCAATTGACTTGCCCTACGTGATGGATGATATTGGGACCGAATAGAAAACCTACGCCAATCATCGTCGGTCGTCAACCGCTACGAGGAAGGAGCTGAATGTGGCCGGTAAGAAGGTGAATACAAAGAAAAACCCCAAAGGACTTCTCCACGTCCTCGTGGACAAGGGGGAGTTGAAAAAACTCCAGCAGGTGGCAGCCAACCTGGATATGACGCTCTCCAACTACGTCCGCCTATTGGTAAGCCAGCATCTCAGGACCCCGCTCAAAATCGAACTTTCGCAGAAGGCATCCTAAAATGTCCGTCAACCTCCTAATGCGCGCCGGCATCCTCCAGCGCATCGTGGCTCTACGGACGATCAAGATCGCTCTGCTGGACCCTCGCGATGGTCTCCGCTGCCGACTGCTTAGGGCGACGGCCGTCGTCGATGCGGCGATAGACCGGGCTAGTGAGGAGCTC